TAAAATCTTACGCCCTTCAATCTTGAACATCGCCTGAGAGTCATACGCCGCAATGTCGCTATCAACCAGCGAGTTAAACAGGGACATGACACGCAAGCAGTAAGGGTTTGTTGGTAGGGTAAACTGATAATTGAAGCCGAAAGCTGGGGCTTCTGAGTCTCTCGCTAATTGCTTTCTTGTAATAGCCACATTCCACGGATGAGCCCGAAGTACGGAATCGCGTACAGTTTCGTAACGGCGATTACACAACCTAGCCTCTTTAGAGTTTTCCGTTAAAGCAGTAATGGTTGCTGCACCCAGCAAGTCCATCGCTTCGTTACATATATCAACTACAGATGCCATTACGTTACTAGCCTTTCCAACTCTATCAAAGCACCTACGCTTAGATTGCTATCACCACCGTAAACTACATTGCCTTTTTCTTCTGCCTCGAATGCCAAAGCTAATAGTTTCTTCACAGGTAATAATACCACAGTTTCGTCATCAAGTATAAACGCCCAGAACTTTGCTTGTGTTGTCGCTATCCCTGACGGTTTATTCCTACAAAAAAACTCCACAAACACCCTCCCAGTTCGTGAAGCCATAAAATCTCGTTTCACCTCTATGGTCTTTGACTGAAGTAAATCCCCCAGCCACTCTTCGTGTAATTGACCAACCTTTAAGTCCCACTTAAAATCACTATTGTATTCCATGCCCTCCTACCCTCATGAAAGAAAGGGGCGGCGAACCGCCCCCTCCAATATTAGTCAGGTGACTCGTCACAGTCGATTTGTACGACTTTAGCCTCTTCCATGCGAACCGCGCCGAGAGACATGCAGTAGTAGACCTGAGTTGCGTAACTCTTGTCTGCACGCTCGTCAATCCGTGCGGATACATCTTTGCCGAGGCCGAGAGTGATGCCGTCTTCTGCCCATGCAAAGCAGTTACGAATGTCATCTGTCTCAGAACCGTCACTGGTGGTCAGACGGTTTGTCATGATGAACTTGAAGCCCATGAAGGTATCCAGTTCGCCCTGAACAAGCGCCTTAACAGTGTTGAAGTCACTGCTGGTTACAGTGGTGTCAGCAAGCAAAGACTGAATCTGGCTTGGGCCAACAGCAATGTAACGCTGAAGTGATGGGTCAACATCGCCTGAATCCAACATATACTTGGCTTCACGCAGTTTTGCGAGGGTCAAGTTGGTATTGCCATTAGCAATGCTGTTGGAGATGGTGGCTGAACCCGAACCAGTTTCGCCAGTTGCAGCAGTACCAAGAGCAGCAGTAATGATGACATCATCCATTGCACGGCCCATAGCAGCGGCAGCAGCCATAGCGTATGAAGAGGTTGGGTCAATGAGCATACGAACCTTGTCTTGGTCATCAATCAGGTCAGCATATTCATAGTCAGCCAAAGTCAAACGTCTCCGTGAATGTGGAGTGTCAATCTGTGGCGTATCAGCGTGGCGAGTTGTCCGAACCTGTGCAGTAGCTGCACCGATTTGGTCGATAAATGCGTTTTTGCCAATAACATTCTCAATGCGAACCGCATCACGCAGACGAGAACCCATCTGCTGTGATAGCATCTGCACATTAGCAGAATACTGTTGGACAAACGCCGTAGTTACTTGAGTAGACATATCATTCTCCTATTCCACTCGGTTGCGTTGTCATTTGCGATGCGCTACCCTTTCGGACGCTTCTGGGCTTTTTAGCCGCCGTTAGGCCATCGTCTTTCCGATTGTCAACAGGACGACTTTCATCGCTACCCTGCATGACCCACTCATAGTATTTATCTGCGAGTGCGTCTGGGTTTACTACGTCTCGCATCGAACCAAATTCAATAGCGAGTCGTAAACAGTCAAGACGGGTCTGGATTTCATCAACCTTGTCCATGAACCATGCCCATCAATTCTTGCATGTGTTGGATAGCTTCCGCATGTCCAACGCTATTCTTTCTGTCCCAATACGCATGGGACTTGTCCCTCATGATTGCGTCAATCTGTGCCTGAGCCTGTTTAGGTGTCATAACATTTGACGAGGCATTTTCCGCAACCGTATCTTCACTGGTGACAGTTTGCCTAAACTCTGCGATTTTTGCAAATGTTTTAATAAATTCAGGGTTGTCACCTAGCCTTGAGCCATCAGATAGTTGAAGGTCAAATATCTCTGGGTTTGAAAACTCTTTAGCTGCATTTACAGCCTGATTAAGTTTCTGGTCATAAGCCCTTCCCCACTCCGACTTTAACGATTCCTCTGTTGTCTGACGAAACGCTTCTGCTTGCTCAGTGCTACCAGCATTAGTTTGCTCAACAGAAGACCGATAATAATCCATAATGCCTTTAGCTTGGTCTGGGGTTAAGCGCAACTTATGCGAAATTTCCGCAAAGTCTTGGGCAACCTCTTCTGTTACAATGCTGCCATCAACAGCAATCTCATAACCCTGTGGCGTTTCTGGACGACCCAATCTGTTATAGATACGGTCAAGGTCTTCGTCTGATGGATTGACTGGCATAGGAATCTTGTCTGCGCCAATCAATCTCTGTGCATTTACATATGACCTAGCAAGATTTTCAACATCCTTAATAGGTGATAGGCTTGGGTGGTCTCGTAACTCCTCCGGTATCATTCCTAGAAAATCGTTACCAGACCCACCTTGCGCTACTTCTGCTGGGGTTTCCAGCGTAGCAGATTGGGCTACCTGTTCGATACTCTCTTCTGACATAATTACTCCTGTAACATATTGTGAATATGAAGGATAACTGCTCGTTTACCCTCCTCGAATGCTGTGGCATTGGCATCGCCAGCCACATAACTTGAGCTGTGCATATTGCAGCGCTTCTCAAGGTCTTGTAAAACCCTCTCGCCGTTATCGGTCTCAACGAAGGTTTGTCTGTACATTTGCTTTAGTGTATGAATTTCTTTCTCTGGTATCATTGTCCAACCATTCTTGCTGCCTGTGCTGCCTGAGCCGCAGTATAGACATCCTCCTGCGTTTGCTGGCGCTCCATCATTTCTTGCTCAGCTTGCGCCCTTTGCTGACGAGTTTCATTAACTTGTCGCTGGGTACGCAATGTAGTCTTAGGAACACCAAGGGAATCTGTTACATGACGCACTAGCCCATCTGGGTCAATGTGGTCGCCAACAGGTAGTGATTGTGCCAATGGCAACAGTATTTCCAATGCCTTCATTGTGCTGTTAAGGCTGCTGGACTTCTGCGCCTTAGCCAATGGTGACACATATTCAATATCAACATCACGGCCTTGAAGCATCTCTGGTGGCACAGATAACATCTCATTCCTCAGCATTAGGCCAAAAACACGGTCAATCATTGGACGCAACATCTCATTCATGAGGCGACCCAGCACAGGGCCAATCACTCTCATGCGCTCTTCCTGCCGCTGGATAACCTCAGTAGCAGTCATGTTAGGCGCACCGCCTGACAAAATCTGGTCAACATAGAACGCAGAACGGATAGCCATTCTCCGCTGGTCTTCCATTGCCAAGCCAATGTTAATGTTAGCGCCAGTGTTTAATGGCGTGATTGTGTCGCGTGACCCAGCCCGATAGAAGTTTAGACCGCCGGGCTGTGTACGAACTGGCAAAATAAAGCCGTCATCAGGCACAAGAAGCGGTGGGTCAATTTGTTTCTGGGCAGCCTGAATAATAGTCTTTGACATCAGGTTTACCATCTTCACATCTGGTAACGCTGTCATCGCTGGGCTTCTGCCCATAACTTCGCCTGTTGCCTTCAGAAAGCGTGGAACAATATATGGCAACTCCTCAAAGCCACTTTCAGATAGTAGGCTCTTAGTTTCCATATCAATATAAAAAGATGCGAATGGCATATTCTTGTTGTCGCGTTTATTCGGGTCACGGTCTAAGCGTGGAAGGACAACATGCAGAATATCAACGTCTTCATCTGGGCGTTTCTCAAACTTCTTGCGGATAAAGTCTGATACATTATCAAGACCAAACCTCTGCACCACCTGACGAACAGGCGTTGTGTATTTACGAAACACAGTATCAACAATCCCGTATTGGTTCTCTTGCACATAGAACTCAGAGATATGTCGGGTGCTGAAGCGTAGCTGGTCGCCCTCCATCTCAACAAACATACAGCCAGTACCAAACACAACTAAGTCCACATACATCTCATGAACTTCAGTCTCAAAGTTGGACTGGTTAAACGCCCTCATCATTCTCATGCTGGTGTCTTCAAGCCACGCCTGAACTTCATCCTGACGACCAATATCAGCATCTTTCATGTCGAGGTGAAACCACGGTGTTGCTCCGCTTGTCAGCATTCCGTGCAAGGATGCAGATAACAAATCAACAGATTGGAGAGCAGTCCCATCATAAACAAACTCCATCCGCTTCTCACCGCGAGAACGCTTCTTCACGATGTCGGCTTTCCGTGGCAGCATGTAGTCTGCCAGTTCCTGATAGTGGGTGTCCCAATTATCT